CGGCGAACAAAGTCCAGAGCTTCGGCTTGTTCCGTTACCTTGTCCTTAAACCAACGTGAACCGCTTACCGCTAGGTGCGTGCATGGTGGATGTGCGATCATTAGGTCCCAGTCTTTCTCAATAATGTCGAAAACGTCGCCTTTATAATGAGGTCCACGTTTTTCAGTTGGCAAAAGGTCGCATGACATTGCGTCATGCCCCTTGGCGATAAAAGCGTCCCGGACAGTGCCGGAATATTCGCAAGCGATCAGGACCCTCATTTGAACATGGCCTGCCATGCCGCCGCCATGCCGCCTATGAAGCATACAGCCGCTAGGGCCATGCTCAAGACGTAATTGGGGCCGCTATGGGTGGCTTGGGCCAGCATGAGCCAGCGGGCAAAGCCCACGGCGCAAACGATTGTGCCTAGTGTGTAAACGATACGCATTAGACGAGCCCCTGAAGTTTCAACACGCCTTCAGCATGAAAAGTCAAAGACAGGATTTTTCTGCGTCGGTCCTGTGGATCGGGTTCGCGGGTAACGAACCCGTGATCGATCAATTCCGCGATTGCGTTGTCAATCGTGGCGGAACTGTAAGCGGTCAGCCGGATAATTTGGCTGGCCGTGTTTTGGCTTGATCGGATGAACAGGAGAATTTCCGCCTTTGCGCTTAAAGCGGGCTCGCGTAGCAAGAGGGCTACGTCTTGAATATGGGTTAGGTTAATCATTGTGTCGCCTTGTGTGATGATGGGAGGGCCGAAACCCTCCCGAATTACGTTATTGATAATTGTGTATGCGTCAAGCGGTTATTCGCACGTCATCGTGACTAGGGGTTAGTCGTCGCATGGTCTCAGGCTCCCTTTGTTTCCGTGAAAATTACGCAGTAGCCCAAGAAGTCCGGTGTGCCGCCCGCAAGCTCCAAGGCCCCGCGCCAGCCGATCTTCTTCATCAAGGCACGTGCCGCCGATAGGTGGTTGTCCCGCTGATCGGCTTCATAATTGAACGCCACTGTTACGCTGACGTCGCCGCGACGATAGGCCTTGATCCGCGGACCTTTGGTGTTGGTCGGTGGAAGAAACTTCGTGAAAATTAATTGCATTTCGTTTTGCTCCTGCTTGTTGCAGCCTTAAGGCAGGCCACGCTCACGCGCTCCCGCCTTGGGCCGGTTGTTGGCATTGTGTGAGGGTTAGTTGGCTTGTGGCCTTTTATATGTGACTTCTCCAAAAACCTGATTGATCGCCTTGGCTTCATCGCCACGCTCGTGAATTTTGACGTAGCAAACATATTCCCCGCCGTTGTGATCCTTTCCGGGCTTGGCTTTGACTTCGGCATAGGCGACGCCTAGGCGGGTTGTTGCGCTTTCATTGTCTAGCAGGTCCTTCAAGCGCCCTAACACGGCGTCAATAAATTCGGGTGATCCTTCGATCCTAACGCCGTCGTATCCGTATGTAGATCCGGTGTGCTTGTAACGGATCGGGCGCGGCTTTAGTGGGGCGGATTGGGGAAGTTTGGCCCAATGGTTCAGCAATTGCTCTTTTTTCATTTTGTGTCGCCTTGTGTGATGATGGGAGGGCCGAAACCCTCCCGAATTACGTTATTGATAATTGTGTATGCGTCAAGCGGTTATTCGCACGTCATCGTGACTAGGCAAGCTGGGCAATCGGGCGCGCCAATGTCATCCAACCACTTGCGCGTCATGCGGACCTGATAGCCGCACTCGCACGCAACCTTTAGCATCCGGGTTGTTTGCGTTTTTTTGACGCTGCTATCTCGCCCGGTGAGCTTTGCGTGCGGATATGGGCCAAGAAAGGCCAAGATCGGGTCAGACCATAGTTTAAACGCCTCCCCTCCCGTAGTGGCAGTAAGTTTGCCCTCTAATCCCATTGCACGCGCCACCTTGCCAAACGCCTTGCCATGCCCTGCGGCTAGACCAGCTTGCGCGTGACAAAGTTCATGCGTCAAAACGTCCGCCACCCGTTCTGCTTGGTCTAGGCTTGGAACGATGAAAATCTCGAACGTGTTATCAGCGGAACATTCGTTCGACCAGCATTGGCCTATAGCCTTGCCCCTTGCGCCTTTAGACGTGAACCCGACACCAACCCGCACGTTAGTTGGCAAGTCATAGCCTTGGGCCGCAAAGGCTTGTGCCGCTTGCGCAGTAAACGCTTGAAGCCATGCTTCCCGTGTTTGGGGTTGCGTGGTGGTGGTATCCATTAGGTATGCCATTGTGTTTCGCCTTGTGATGGTTGCAGGTGATGCTGCACGCCTTCAGCCCGGCCACCTTTCGGCTCCGGGCTTTGAGCGGGTTGTCCGCTATGGGTGGGCCGGGGTCAGGCTTTGAGGTGGATTTCCCACGCCCGATCGACGTCCCGGCTGACAAAGCCGTTCGTGCTCAGGATCACGCCGCAGGCGGTGTACGCCGCCCCGTGGGAGCCCCGGTCTCGGTGGCCGAGGACGGTATAGCCGAGGGACTGCAAGAACAGGTGAGCGGTCAACCCGTCGAGGTCGGCGCACTCCTTGTAGCCAACGTCGCCGGGGAGGAAAGCGCCGCTATTGGCGATCAGGTTTTCGAGGTTCTCACGAGTGAAGGTCATGTCAGGTCGCCTTATGATGGTGGGTCAGACACTGCGTCCGGCCTTGATGTTGCCTATCGTGCATTATTATGAGGATGGCAAGGGCTTTTTTGGGGCGGGTTTTCACGACTCCGTGAACAAGCCTCCGGACATTCAAGAAATCATGCTAATGTCCAGGATTTGACCCCTAAATGTCCGTTAATGTCCAAAAATGCAATCTAAATGGGTTGATAATGGGTTGATAATGTCCATGGACAACAACGGACATTAAGCCACACACCCTATAAGGGTGTGGCTAATGTCCAATGTCTCGCCTGTTTCATAGTGTCCTAGTCGGCTGGCATACCTGGTACCGCTCAAACGTGTCGAACCGACACAACTAGCAGGGGTTGTGTCTCACGGCTCGCGGTCGTCTGGCCATGCCACGCGATCGGACTGACCATGCGCCATGCCATGCCACGCAGCCAGACTCACGGGCTCAATTAATTTATTGATCGTTCATTCAATTGACCCCCACCCCCCTTTGGACCCGGTTGGGGGGTGTCGATATATTTATCGACCCCCCATACAAATTTTTGGCAAAAAAACGGACTTGCACAAATAACAACACACCATTAAAAGGAAACGCAACACGCCAAAGGCTAAACACTTGACTCTCCTGATAGAATCTGTAGCTTGGTATCGTAGTCTGAAACTGGGCATAACCTAGAAGTAGGACCGCACCAGGGAGAGGTTAGCGCCTCTCCCCCCTTCCACTAAAGCTGAACGATGCCCCAGCCATTGGTAACGATTTCGAAGCCAGACGAGGCGAACAGAACCTTCCCGGCGGCCGCAAGAATCGCGACGACTAGCAAAACGCCGATTGCGGTATCATTATACCTTGTGGTATTATCATACCATGATTGGTCACGCCTCTGACTGCGCCGTCAATGACGGCCCTGCCTTCCTTCCCGGCCCTTGCGATTGTGGCCTAGAGTTCTGCGATAATCCTGCGGAACTGTTTCGCCCCCTTCTTGTATTGGGGGCGAGGGGCGAGAGATGGGAGGTTCGACACCGCAACATCCCAACACTTATCAAAGCAGAAGAAGCGCCAGTCGGGGATGGGCGGCGTATTGTTTTGACCATCTACCTGCCAGACGCTCATGGCTGGCCGTCCTGCGGTAGTGATGCCGATTGTGTGGACTTCGACGACTCGCGGGAGCAGGTCATAGGTCAGGTTCAGGCGCCGCGCCTCAACCAAGGCTCTTAGGGCGGCGTCCTAGTTGGCTTGCGCGCCCACAAGATTCTTCTGCGCGAACGGCTTGATCGGCTTGGCGCCCCCTAAGCAAACGCAACCTGTAAGGATTGCTTACCAGTTGATTTCCGCAGCCAAACGTCGTAGAAAATTATCACAAGTAAGGGCGCGGGAAATCTGATACCCCGGATCGCTTGCACATCCCCCGCAGGGCTTCGGGCTTGCGGCGCTCCCCTTGGGGATGCTTGTGTGCCCAGAGAGCGGTTACTGCGTCAGCACACCACTCTGGGATAGGAGGGCTTTGGACGTTGAGCCAGCGTAGCAAATCAACGTCCTACTGTTTCCCGCCGGGCCATTGGTCCTGTTAATCCGGCGGGGCTTTGCGTAACAGGCTAAGCGGGGCGGGCCTCCGTTGCCACAAACCCAAGCCCGTGCACTTCCACATTTGGAACCAGTCATGCCAAGCACATCAGACAAGCAACGTCGCTTTATGGCAGCAGCCGCGCATGACCCTAAGTTTGCAGAGCGCAACAAAATTCCTATGTCTGTTGCCAAAGACTTCAATCAGGCCGATAAAGGCAAGAAGTTGGCTGATGCAATGAAAAGGATGAAGTGATGTCGGTTAAGCGCCGCCAGTATCTGAAATCAATTGAAGACCCTGATTACGTTCCCGCCAAACTTGGCCGTAAGCCAGGCAGCACCACCAAGGAAATCAAGAACGCCCGTCAAGCCATTGCGCTGTTTGTTGACGGCAATTCAGATCGCATGTCTGGATGGCTGGAAGAAATCTACGAGCGTGAAGGACCAAAGGCGGCTTTCTCGTGCTTTATGGAATTGGTTGAATACCATGTTCCTAAGTTGGCGCGGACTGAAATGGTTGGTAAGGACGAAGGTCCTGTTGAACTGGTGATCACGTGGGCCGAAGGGAAGTAAAGCTTTCTTACGCACCACGGGCGGCGTTCATGCCGTTCCACAATCGGCACCAACGGTGGGCTTGTCTCGTCGCCCATCGTCGTGCCGGTAAGACGGTTGCTGCGGTTAACGACCTGATTCGTGGTGCGGTCACGTGTAAAAGCCCTAATCCGCTGTTTGGCTATGTCGCGCCCTATCGTAGTCAGGCCAAGAGCGTTGCCTGGGACTATATTAAGCGGTTTGCGCAGCCCATTATGAAAGCGCCTAATGAGGCGGAGCTTACGGTCGAGCTTATTACGGGCGCTAAGATCAGGCTTTTCGGGGCCGATAACGCCGATGCCATGCGCGGGCTGGGTTTTGACGGCATTTACATGGACGAATACGGCGATTTTAGGCCGTCCGTCTGGGGAAGCGTGATTCGACCCACTTTGTCGGACAAACAGGGCTGGGCAGTGTTCGGTGGAACGCCAAAAGGCAAGAATCAATTTTGGGATATCCACCAAACTGCCCATTTCGCGCCGGAAGAATGGTTTAGTTTGACGCTTAAGGCCAGCGACAGCGGGATTTTGCCGCCATCTGAAATTGATGCCGTTAAGAAGCAGATTTCAGAAGACCAATTCATGCAAGAATACGAGTGTTCCTTTGAAGCGGCCATTTTGGGTGCGTTTTATGGCATTGAAATGCGCAAAGCTAACGATGAAAAGCGCATTACTGAGGTAGCGTATGATCCGAGCTTGCCAACTTACACAGCATGGGATTTAGGATACCGCGATGATACGGCAATTTGGTGGTATCAGGTGCTTCGCGGCGAAATCCATGTCATTGATTATTATTCTGTCTCTGGTGCAAGCATTAAAGAACTTGCAGAAGTCATCCAGCAAAAGCCCTATCACTACGTCAAGCATTACCTGCCGCACGATGCGCGTGCAAAGACATTGGCGGCACAGGGCAAGTCGGTAATCGAACAATTGGGCGAACATCTTGGCATGGAAACACTTGCCATTGTGCCTGATTTGTCGGTTCAGGATGGTATTCAGGCCGTTCGTATGACATTGCCTGATTGCTGGTTTGACGAACGAAAATGCCGTGAAGGTATTGAGGCGTTAAGACAGTATGAACGTGAGTGGGATGAAGATAGAAAGGCGTTTAGGACTACGCCTAAACACAATTGGTGCAGTCATCCGGCGGACGCATTTAGAATGTTAGCAATCTCTTGGCGAAACGAGCCAGTTCATGCTAAATCAAATATTGATCGCCCGCTCATGGTTGGTCCGAGCAATACGGCCACAATGAATGACATGTGGGCTACGCACAAAAGGCCGAGGAGGTCCAGAATATGAGTGGAGTTGCAAACCCATATCGCTACCAATATGAGCACGTTGCTGTTAGCCAAACCGCTCAGGTTCTTGGTGGCACGGGTGCCGTTGGCGATTACATTCACCGCCTTGTTTGCACGGTCACAACTGGCGCAACGGGCAATGTGCTTGTTGTTGATGGAACGGGTGCTGGCATTTTGACGCATACCGTTCTTCCGGCCAGCGCGTCTGTCATTCCTGGCTGTTACAACATTGAGCTAAATGCCGTGTCAGCAAATGGTGCCTGGAAAATTACCACGGGTGCCGGTGTTGAAGTTATGGCTGTTGGAATCTTCTCAGCGTGAATAAGCCGGGTCTTTACGCAAATATTTTGGCTAAGCAGGAACGCATTAAGCACGGTTCTGGTGAACATATGCGTAAACCTGGCTCGCCCGGCGCTCCAACTGCAAAGGCGTTTAAAGAGTCTGCAAAGACCGCCAAAAATAAATAGGTAACAGTGCAATGGAAACCGCAAGCCCCGATGTAGCGAAATGGCTTAACGTCATTGCCAACTACAACAACGAGTTCAAGAAGTGGGAAGCGCGGGCAACTAAGATTGTGCGTCGCTACCGCGATGATTCTCGTATGGGCGGCGCTACCGGCAACGAAGCTGCCCGGTTCAATATCCTTTGGTCTAATGTGCAGACGCTTATCCCGGCTGTGTATGCCAAAATGCCCAAGGCATCTGTTTCGCGCCGGTTCTCCGACAATGATCCAGTCGGGCGTGTTGCATCTCTGCTGATCGAACGCGCTCTTGATTACGAAATCGAACATTACCCGGACTTCCGGGCGTCTATGCGTAATTCGGTCGAGGATCGGTTCCTTGGCGGACGTGGCGTGGCCTGGGTCCGCTATGATCCGCACATCAAGACGCAGGATATGCCGGAAGACGGCTATCAAGTCACTGAAGACGTAGAAACCCACGAAAATAACCCGGACAACCTTATGTCCGGCATGGAAGCACCGCCCGAGGAAATCGAGTATGAGTGCGCTCCGACTGACTATGTGCATTGGAAGGACTTTGGTCATTCTACGGCGCGTACATGGGAAGAAGTGACCTGCGTTTGGCGCTGGGTCTATATGACTAAGGAAGCCCTTAAGGAGCGCTTTGGTGAAGAACTTGCGCGTAAGATTCCGACCAATGACGCGCCGGACATGCTTACCAAATACACGCAAAAAAGCTCAGCCAATGACCGGGCAAAGATTTGTGAGCTTTGGGACAAGGAAAGCGGCAAAGTTTACTGGATTTGCGAGTCGTGGCCCGAGGTCATTGACGAACGCGACGATCCGCTTGGGCTTGAGGGCTTCTTCCCTTGCGCCAAGCCGCTCTATGCTACGACAACGACCGATTCGCTTGTTCCCATTCCTGACTTTGTCCTTTATCAGGACCAGGCTAACGAACTGGACATTCTTACTGACCGTATTGATGGTCTTGTTAAGGCGCTTCGGGTTCGCGGTCTTTACGATGCGTCTCAGCCAGCACTTCAGCGACTGCTTACTGAAGGCGATAACAACACGCTTATCCCCGTCGATAAATGGATGGCTTTTAGCGAAAAAGGCGGATTGAAGGGCAGCATTGACCTTCTGCCAATTGACAGCATCGCAGCCACCTTGATTCAATGTTACCAAGCCCAGACCCAAATTAAGGGTCAAATCTATGATATTACGGGCATTTCTGACATTATCCGGGGCCAAAGCGTAGCATCCGAAACTGCTACCGCGCAGCAAATCAAAGGCCAATATGCGGGCCTGCGTCTTCGTTCGATGCAAGAAACCGTGGCTATGTTTGCCAGCGAGCTTCTTCGGCTTAAAGCGCAAATCATTTGCACCAAGTTCCAACCGCAAACGATCCTGGCTTATGCGGCTGCTGGGCAAATGAGCCCAGAGGATCAGCAAATGATCCCGCAAGCCTTGCAGCTTATTGCAGAAACACCGCTGCGTGGCTTCCGCATTGAAGTTGCGGCTGACAGCCTTGTTCAACTTGACGAAAATCAAAACAAGCAAGACCGCGTTGAATTTTTGAACGCATTTTCAAACTTCTTGCGTGAGGCTATCCCTGCCGGTCAAGCTACCCCAGAACTCGTGCCTATGCTTATGGGCATGATTAAGTTCGGCGTCGGCGCGTTTAAGCAGGCTAATTCCATTGAAGGAATGATTGATACGGCCTTGCAGCAACTCAGCGAAAAATCAAAACAGATGGCGCAAAACCCGCAGCCAAGCGCCGAAGAAATGAAGATGAAGGCTGAAACCCAGGCGCAACAAGCCAAGCTGCAAGCGGATATGCAAATTGCTCAGATGCAAGCCCAGATGGAAGCCCAGAAGCAACAGCACGACGCACAACTTAAGATGCAAGAGCTTGCAGCCAAAGACCAACTTGAAAAGTGGAAGAACGAGCTTGATTCCGCGACCAAGATTATGGTGGCCCGGATCGGGGCCAACCCTGGTGCTGACATCCCGCTGATCGAAGCGAAAACAGCGGCTGCTGAACATTTGACGGCTGAACTTGGTGACAATGTGCGCCATGCGATGAACCAAATGGCTGAATCCCATAATAACATGGCAAACATGCACGGCGAGGCGATGGACAAACTTCACAATGCCCTACAGACGATAGCCGCGCCCAAGCGCGTTGTTCGCGGCCCCGATGGTCGGGCAGTTGGGGTTGAATTGGCACAATGACCGTTTCGCTTAAGCACAAGTTTGTTTCTGCAATCCCAGACGGCACGGACGCAACCATTGTCCGGCCTTCAAATTGGAATGACGAACATGCCATAACCGGAACAGCCAATAATCTGTTTGGTTTTGACAATACGGGTGCTGCCGCTGAAGTTACGGTAGGTTCCGGGCTTACCTATTCCGCTGGAACGCTTACCGCAACCGGCAGCGGCACAGGTACGGTCACAAACGTTTCCGCTTTAACGCTTGGAACTACCGGAACTGATCTTTCTTCAACCGTGGTTAATAGCACAACTACGCCAGTTATTACTTTAAATGTTCCAACTGCTTCCGAAACTAATCGCGGCGTGTTGTCATCAACGGATTGGACTACTTTTAACAATAAGGGTAACGGCACCGTTACATCCGTAACCGCAACTTCTCCCGTTGTATCTACGGGCGGTACAACCCCAGTAATTAGTATGCCTGCCGCCACAACATCGGTCAGTGGGTATCTTACAAGCACGGATTGGAATACGTTTAACAGCAAAGGTTCTGGTACAGTCACATCTGTAACTGGAACAGCACCTGTTGTTTCAAGCGGGGGAACAACCCCCGCAATTAGCATGGCCGCTGCTACGGCGTCGGTAAACGGCTATTTGACTAGCACGGACTGGACGACATTCAACAATAAAGGCAGCGGTACCGTTACGAGCGTTGCGGCGTTGACGCTTGGTACGACCGGAACTGACGTATCATCAAGCGTTGCTACCGGCACAACAACGCCAGTCATCACGTTGAATTTGCCGACCGCATCGTCAACAAATCGCGGCCTTCTTTCGTCCGCTGATTGGACAACTTTTAATAATAAGGGAAGCGGAACCGTAACATCCGTGACCGGAACCGCTCCGGTTGTGTCTAGCGGCGGTACAACCCCAGCTATCAGCATGGCTGCGGCAACCACATCCGTTAATGGGTATTTGACCAGCGCGGATTGGACAACGTTTAACGGCAAGCAAGCCGCCCTAGTTAGCGGCACCAATATCAAAACCGTTAGCGGTACGTCACTTCTTGGTTCTGGTGACGTTGGTACAATTGGCGTTGCTTATGGTGGTACAGGTCAAACAACCTATACCGATGGTCAGTTGCTAATTGGCAATTCCACTGGTAATACACTTGCAAAGGCGACTTTAACGGCGGGTACTGGCATTACAATTACCAATGGTTCTGGAACAATTACGATTGCTGCATCTTCCAGTGGTGGTGTTACTCAAGCTAAAGCTACCGCCCTATCTTTGATTTTTGGCGTGTAAGGAAACGATATGGCCGCTCCTAACATTTTGGCTCTTACTACGACTACAGGTAAGACGACTTATTACACCCCTTCCGGCACAACCGCTGTTGTTCTTTTGCCTAATGCCGCTGCAAGTGGGCAGGTGTTTAAAATTAACCAAATTGTTGCCACAAACGTCAATGGCACAAATGCTGTTAATACGACGGTGTCTGTTTACACAAATGGCGCGGTTGCCCAAGGGTCTGCGCCATCGGGTGGTACGGCTTATCCCATAGCATCAACAATTTCAGTTCCAGCTAATGCGGCGCTAATTGTGTCGGATGCGACTACGCGACTGTATCTGGAAGAAGGCACTTCAATTACGGTTACATCTGGTACCGCAAGCGGTATCACATACTCAATTTCCTACGAAATTATGTCGTAAGGATAAAAAATGTCTCGTAGATATGTAGGCGGCATAAAATCTGCGACGCCACCAACAGTTTCAACAAGCTCCGCTCCTGGCATTTGGACGCTTTCAGAGGCTTTGCAATACATAAAAGCACAAACTTGGCCGGGACCTAATGTTGTAAATTATTTGGTTGTTGCCGGTGGCGGTGGCGGAGCCGGAATTTATAGCACTGCTGGCGGCGGCGGCGGTGGTGGTGGCGTGTTGGTAGATAAATTGTTTACTAATATACAATCTTACACTGTAACGGTTGGTGGTGGAGTGTCTGGCGGATCTAATAATAATGGAACTCAAGGAACGGATAGCGTACTTGGTTCAATTACAGCTACCGGAGGAGGATTTGGTAGCAACGGAACCGCAGGGTCTGGTGGGTCTGGAGGTGGTGG